TTATGAGTCCCCTGCTCTGACCACTGAGCTACGGCCCCGAAGAATCTCTAGCATTCACGGCGCCTTTCGCCGCGTGTCGGTGACGGTAACTGATACCATGCCGCTTGTAAAGCAAGGGACTTCGACCCTCAGGACGCCCCGGTGGCCCAGGATCAACCCGAAGAGCTCGAGGAACTGTGGAGCGACTACCGGCGCAGTCTGGCCCGTCGCGGTCGGTCCCCGCAGACCGAATCGGTGTACCGGAAGGCGTTCGACAACTTCTGGCGATGGCGCGCGGCAGAAGGTGAACCTCTCGATCCGGCGACGATCGACCGCAACGTGATCAACCGGTGGGCCGATGCCCTCGCGACCATGCCCGCCACCCGCAACGGACGCCCCCTCACCGCCACCGATCCCGATACCGGTGAGATCGTCGACAAGATGCTCGAGCCCTCGACCCGCCGGCTCCTTTGGCGCAACCTCCGACCGTTCTTCTCCTGGTACGCCCGCGAGTTCGACGCCCCCAACCCCTTCGACCGGGCCGACCCACCCGGCGACGACCGCCCCTCCCCCGTCCCCGTCGTCCGCATCGACGACCTCCGCACCCTCCTCACCGCCTGCGCGGGACGGGACTTCCGATCGCGGCGCGACAACGCCGTGATCCGGGTGCTGATCGACACCGGTGCCCGCCTGGGCGAGATCGTGAACCTCCGACTCGACGACTGGGACCGGCGCGCCGACATTCTCCGCCTCACTGGCAAGACCGGCACCCGCCTCACCCCCATCTCGCTCTCCACCGGCGAAGCCCTCTCCCGCTACGTCCGCGAACGCAAGATGCACCCGCTCGCGAAACGACCGGCGCTCTGGCTCTCCGGCAAGGGCGCGCTCACCGCCTCGGGAGTGGCGCAGCTACTCAAGTCGCGTTGCGAGATGGCCGGGATACCGCCGATCAACCCGCACCGCTTCCGGCACAACTGGGCGCATGAGTTCCGCGCCGCCGGCGGCAGCGAAGGCGACCTGATGTACCTCGCGGGCTGGAGCTCCCCAGCGATGGCACACCGGTACGGATCTTCCGCCGCCGCTGAACGCGCCCAGGTCGCGGGCCGGAACCTCAGTCTCGGAGACCGCCTGTGACCGACCCCGACAAGAACCACCTACGCATCGAGTTCGACGGCATGACGGTGGAGCGCGAGATGACCGACGCCGAGGTTCAGGACCTCCTCGACGGCAAGGCTTCCGTGGTGCTCGGCGCCGCCTGGAGCAGGCGCCGAAGCGAGTATCGCCAGGCGGTCGACCGGGCGAAGACGAGCAAGCTCAAGAAGATCGGGACGGCATATTGCGCTGAATGCAGCGCAACGGTCGGAACCTTCACCGAGACGCGCGAGGGCGTCCTCTTCGAGGCCGAGATCTACAGCCCCGACGCGACGCTCGCCGGCAAGGAATGGAGCAACGGAGCCAAGGTTCCACACGGGAGCGAACCAATCGCGGTCGTCGTCGACTGGGCGGGCGCACTCGAAGGTTCCGACCAGTCGCACCTCGACGGATGGTGTTCAACCCACCGCACGGTCCGCGCCGATCATGCGGAGGCCGTCGCGCAGGTGGAGCGCTACCGGTCGAAGGGGAAGCGGATGAAGGTGCAAGCGAAGTACGTCGCTCGCGGATAGCATGTCGTTCGACAACTGAAGCGCTGGCCGAGTCGGCCCGTGGGAGATGGGCGCCCGCAATCCCGAGAGGATTGCGATGGCCGCGTCCAACCCCGCAGAGCGGAGCCAGATTGGTCGGCTCGGTGCCCTGACTTCCTGGGCGAACACCGAGGACCGCACCGCAAGAACGAAGCCCGGAACCGATGCGTTCAACGCGCGGTTTGAACGGGAGGTCGATCCCGACGGCGTGCTCGATCCCGACGAACGAGCTCGTCGCGCCGACTTCGCACGCCGCGCCTACATGACGCGTCTGGCGCTCCGAAGTGCCCAGGCACGCCGGAAGCGGGCCGCGTGATGGCCCAGACAAGCAGAACGCCGGCCCTTGGGGGACCGGCGTCCAGGATCACCACCGACCAAAGTGAAGATCAGCACCAAGTCTACAAGCAGGTCGGGACAACAACCACGACCACCTTCGACGATCCGGGGGTTGCCGAGTTCGCAGCGCAGTGGCCGCCGATCGTGGTGGACGACCAGACGCGAGCGTGGCAAGCGGCCCGGGCCACGGAACTGCTCGCAGCTCGCGACGAGCGTGCAGCGGAACACCTGCGCCGCATTGATCGCACGGCACGGACCGCGGGACGGCGCGTCGCTCAGGGTGAAACCACGATCGAGCAGGCGGCACGGACCGTCGATGCCCAGGTGCTCGCACGCGACGAAGACCACGTAGTGCGCGTGTTCGTCTCCCCGCTCGCCGACGGCCGCGCTACGGCTGATGCAGCGTTCGCGGCCGGCGTCATCGACGCGCGGAAGGCGGCCCGATGACTACCTCCGACCGGCTCCGCGAGATTGCTCTCGACCCCGAACGAGCGGTGAGCCAGAACGGCGCCGCACCTGACCGCCAACTGCAGATCCCGCCGCCAGATGACCCGATGGCAGTAGCGCGCGAGCTCGCTCGGCTCCGGTACACCACGGACGGAAAGACGACGCTTCGACACTGGCGCGGATCCTGGTGGGAGTGGACCGGCTCGCACTGGCGCGAAGTCGAAGAACGTCATGTTCGACAAGCGGTGTACCGCTTCACCGAGCACGCGACGTTCCTGGGCAAGAAGGACGAGCCGCAGGCGTGGCGCCCGAACCGGTACAAGGTCGCCGACACGATGGACGGGACCGCCGCGATCAGTCACACCGCCGAGCACGTTTCGATGCCGTCGTGGGTACCGGCCCGCCCCGGGCCCGCGGCGTCCGAGTTCGTGAGCGTGAAGAACGGGTTGCTCCATATCGGCACCGAGCAGCTCCACGATCACGACCCGGCGATGTTCAACGGCGTGAGCGTGCCGTTCGCGTACGACCCGTCCGCGATCGAACCGGAACTGTGGCTCGAGTTCCTCGAGCAGCTCTGGCCCGATGATCCGGCGTCCATCCGTGCTCTGCAGGAGTTCATGGGGTACGTCCTCAGCGGCCGCACCGACCTGCAGAAGATCCTGCTGCTCATCGGACCCACCCGCGCCGGCAAGGGCGTCATCGCCCGCGTCTGCAAGGCCCTGATCGGCGCGGGGAACTGCGCCGGCCCGACCCTGGCGTCACTCGCGACGAACTTCGGTCTGCAACCCCTCATCGGGAAGCCGTTGGCGATCGTCTCCGATGCACGCCTCGCGGGTGGGAACGTGCACCAGGTCGTCGAGCGGCTCCTGTCGATCTCCGGCGAAGACATGCTCACCATCGACCGGAAGTATCGGGACCCTTGGACCGGCACCTTGCCGACCCGGTTCGTCGTCATCAGCAACGAGCTGCCGCGCTTCGGTGATGCGTCGGGCGCGATCGCGAACAGGTTCGTGATCCTCAACCTCGAGAAGTCGTTCCTCGGCGCCGAGAACACCCACCTGACCCGGGACCTGCTCGCCGAGCTCCCGGCGATCCTGAACTGGGCGCTCGCCGGTCTGCGCCAACTGCAGATCGAAGGCGGGTTCACCCAACCCGAAGCGTCCGTGGACGCTGTCGTGGCGCTCCAGGACCTCGTCTCACCCGTCGCGGCGTTCGTTCGTGATCGATGCACCCGCGGTCCGCACCAGGTCCGTACCGACGTGCTGTTCGACGCGTGGAAGGTCTGGGCCGAGGACAACGGTCACCGTCCCGGGTCATCCAGCTCGTTCGGGAAGGACCTGCGCGCCGTTGTCCCGGGACTGAAGGTGCACCGCCCGGAGGTCGCGGACGGACCGCGGCACCGGTTCTATCGGGGCGTCGCGCTCGACGGCGGGACCGAGCAATGACGAGTGGAACCCACAATGGTCCGTCCCTTGGACGGACTTGGACGGGAGCCACCGTCCAGGACCGTCCAGGTGGACGAGCAATGTATGTCCTACTGACAGAGACGCCGGCGTGAGCGGCTCGTCGCGAGTTCAGGAAGCGGCCAACGAGTTCGAGAACTGGCGCCGCGCCCAGGAGCTCGAGCGGAAGGCCCGCCCGGTGAGCCTGTTCGACGAGCCCGCCGCGATTCCAGTGGAATCACCGCCGACCGAGGCCGCAGCGATCAAGTCGGTCGCGGCGAACGCCGGCTCTGCCTGGATGCGACACGCGTCGAGCGCGATTCGAGCGGCGGCGCACCGCAGCTCGACGATCACCGTTGATGACGTGCACCCGTTCCTGACCGAGCAGCCGCACGATCTTCGTGCGCTCGGCGCGGCGATGCGCCAAGCCGCGCGTGATGGGTTCATCGAACGGATCCCGGGCGAGTACCGGACCAGTGAGCGACCCGAAACGCACTCGAGGCCGCTCGCAGTCTGGCGGTCCCGCATCTTCGAGGCGGTCGCCTGATGGCTCGGGAAGACGCTCTCACCAAGGGCCGCAGGTACGCGGCCGAGGGTCGCCTCGTCGTCGAGTCGGTCGTTCGCGGGTGCATCTCGGCGCGCTGCCGTGGTGCTGGGCGTAGCTACTCGCTCGGCTGGAGCGCCGGGCACGGGTGGTACTGCGACTGCCCGGCCAAGACCACCTGTGCCCATCTCGCGTGCCTGCAGCTCGTCGTCGTGATTCCGCCGGAATCACCTACCGGAAGGAACCCATGAACGAGTTCTCCAACCTGTTCGACGATCCCGGCGACGGGCTCCCAGGCGCTCCGCTCTGCGAATGCCCGGGGGTCGCCGAAGTGCTCGACGCCCATCTGAACGACACAGAGCCCCGACTCTGTCCGAAGCACCAGCAGGGAGAGATCAACGCCCGCAACGCAGCGAAGGCGAAGGCCAAAGCCGAGGACGAACTCGCCCTCGCCTACGAGGTTCACGAAGGCGTGAAGGCCCGCCAGGCCAAGGAACGAGACGAGAGGCATGCCGCCGAGCTCGCCACCGCCGAAGAGGCCGCACTCGAGCAGCTCGACCCGTTGACCCGACGCCTGACCCTCATCTCGGGTGCGAGCGCACTCCCCGAACCGGTCGACCCGCGTCACCAGGTCGGCATCGGCGACGACGCCGCATTCACCCGAATGCTCACCGAGATGATCGGCGGCACGACAGATCCCGACGACCCCGAAGGCCCAACCGCCGCATAGCGCGGCAGAACAGGAGACAACCATGAGCGACGACCTCTACGGACTCGCACTCAAGCTCGAAGCGATCGGCGTCACCCCACCCGACCCGATGGTCAACGCCCTCGCCGTGTGGTCAGCGGTGCGGGAGGTGCAGACCGACGACGTGCTGGCCGACCTCAAGGCATCGGTCGCGAACTGTGCCGTCAGCGAGAAGGACGCCGTGAAGCAGGTGAAGGCCGCCGCGGTCGCGCTCGCCCAACGTGATTGGGGGATGCAGGTCGCGCAGAACCTGAGCAAGTCGTTCGTCGACGCCCAGAAGCTGGTGATCCAGTACAACGCCGACGAGATCGTCACCCGCATGCGCGTCCCGTTCGACGAAGCCACCGCCACCATCACGAACACGATCCAGACGCTCGGCCCGGACCCGCAGTCCGTTGACCTCAACGCTGCCGGTCCGGTTGTCTCCACCGCGAAGCAGCAGTGGCAGGCCGCAGTCCAGACTCTCGCGAAGATCGAAGCGGTCCTCGCCCGCATGGTGCTCATGGGGTACGGCAGCGACGGCCGGCGCGTGACCTGGTTCCTCGCGGATGCGTTCGACGAGGACACGATCGACCAGGCGCAGCAGGTGTTCCAGGCGCACGGTGACGGGTTCACGAACCTGATCTTCGCTGGCGTAGCGCTCCACCTGAACACCGCCGACGAGGCAGCAGCTCTCGCGGCCGCCGCGCAGCAGGTCGCGCAGGAACGTGCCGCAGCCGACGACGCTGTCGCGGCGGCAGCCGCGCAGGCCGAAGGCGAGGAGTACATGCGCCCGTACCGGCAGTACATCGAGGAGCACGTCAAGACCCCCGCCGCGTGATGATCGGCGTGGTCAGGGCGTCAACGTCTCTCGTCGAGGAGCCAGTCAGCGGCCGCGCCATGACTCGACGAACCGAAGGCCCGAGAGCGGACTTCTCCTGTCGTCCGCACAGACCGGACCTGCGCCCCGACCACGCACACCCGAAACCGTGCGACCGTCGCACAACTTCCCGCCGGCGGGAAGTTCACCAGGAGCACGTCATGCCGTGGACCACGAACACCAGCAGACCGCTACCACCAACGTGGAAGGCCACCCGCAGACTCATCCTCCACCGCGATCCCGTCTGCCGCTCCTGTCACCGCGCACGCAGCGCCACGGTCGACCACATCACACCGAGAGCCCAAGGCGGCACCGACGACCCGACCAACCTCCAAGGACTCTGCACCCCCTGCCACACCACCAAGACCAAAGCCGAGAGCGCAGCCGCACGCTGGACACCACACCACCGAGCACGACGACCAACCCAACGACAACCAGGCATCCCATGACCAACACCCGGCCCGGGACCCCCTCCCCCCAGGGGCACACGGACCACGGCAGGTACTGGGCGCCCTGTTCCAACTGACCTCTCAGATTCAGAAAGTGACTGATGCCGAAGGCACCTGAACCTCCCAGCACCCTGTCTCGTAGGGGTTCGACTCTGTGGCGGCGCACGCTCGCGGAGGCCGAGTTCTCGGCGTCTGAGAAGGCGCTCCTAGAGGCGCTGTGCGCGGCGTTTGACACCTGGTCGGCGGCTACGTCGATCGTGAAGTCGGAGGGCGTGGTGACGGTGGACCGGTTCGGTGCGCCGAAGGCTCACCCGGCGGTGACGATCGCCCGGGACGCGGCCGCGACGATGGCCCGGTTGGGGGCGCAGCTCGACCTCGAGCTCGACGAGGAGCTCGGGCCGGTTGTCCGTCACCCGCACCGGTCGAAGCCGGGACCACGACGGTGAGCGTCAAGCGGCGCCAGGTCGGAACCCAGGTTCCGGCCGGCGATGGTGGGTACCGGGAGATGTTCACGATCTCGGCCGACGATCCCGGGTCTACGTTGCCCGCGGGGCTCCCTGACCGGACGGTCGGCTGGGCGGTGCTCGCCTGGATCGAAGCGAACCTGCGGAACCCCGAGACTGGTGATCCGTGGCGACTCACCCGCGAACAGGCCCGGTTCACACTGTGGTGGTACGCGTACGACGAGACGCTCCGACCGTTGTTCACTCGGGGCGAGCTGGTGCGCATGAAAGGCGCAGGGAAGAGCCCGTTCGCGGCGGTGCTCACGCTGGTGGAAGCGTGCGGACCGTGCCGACCCGGACCCAACGGGACCGCGATCCCCGCATCCGCGCCGTACATCCCGGTATCGGGTGTCTCGGAGGACAACGCCGAGTCCACGATGGAGTTCGTCCGCCGCATCGCGAAGAACTCGCCCCTCGCGATCGACGTGGGGCTCGGACGACTGGTGACTCCCGATGGTGGACTGATCGAACCCGTCACCGCGAGCCCGTGGACGATGGAAGGGCGACGGCCGACGTTCGCGCCGGCCGAAGAAACCCAGCATTGGACCGAAACGAACCGTGGCCGCGAGCTGTACCGGGTGCTGCTCCGTAACTGCGCGAAGAGCCCCGACGGCTGGGCTCGAGTTCTCGGAGTCACGAACCGGCACCTACCCGGGCTCGAGTCCGTCGCCGAAATCATGTGGGAAGCCCACCAGGCCCAACTCCCCGGCGTCCTCTACGACTGCCGTGAAGGACCGGCCGAAGTTGACCTGACCGACCGGGCCGACGTGCTCCGCGCCGTGACCGTCGCCGCAGGAGATTCATGGTGGGTACCGCTCGAACGCATCGCCGATGAGGCCGCGCTCACGGATCCGGCCACGTTCGCGCGGTACTACCTCAACCGGATCACGCACGCGGAGCATTCGTGGCTCGACGCGGCCGAGTTCGACCAGTGCATCACCACCCGCGAGATCAACACGACGGAGCCGATCGTGCTCGCATTCGACGGCTCCATCGGCCGCACCACCGGGAAGACCGCCGACTCGACCGTGCTCGTCGGCTGCACCCTCACCGGCGGGATCCACCTGTTCCCGATCGCGTGCTGGTCACAACCACCCGGCTCGAAGGAATGGACCGTTCCCGTCGATGCCGTCCTCGAGACGGTGCGAGCGTGGATGAGCACCTACAACGTGATTGGGTTCGCCGCCGACCCGGCGCACTGGGAAGGGATCGTCGCCGGGTGGGAAGCCGAGTACGGCGACCAGCTCCAGGTGAAGGCCGGCGCCACCCCGATCGCGTACCGGATGAACCGGACCGGGATCGTCGCCCGCGACACACTTGCGCTGCATTCGGCGCTGCACGACGGCGCGGTCACGGTCGACGGGACACCCCTGTTCCGTTCCCACTTCCTGAATGCTCGGCGCCGGGAAGGCACGACGGGCGTGTCACTCCGCAAGGAACACCCGTCGTCGGATCGGAAGATCGACTTCGCGGTCACCAGCGTCCTGGCGTACGCGGTGGCGCTCGAAGCTCGTCGTGCTGGTGTCGACAAGCCGGCACCCGTGCCGCACGTCCCGTACCGGATTCAGTGAAAGGGCTCGAGCTGGTGGACTACGACGACGATCTGCGTGAGCGACTGTGGCGCTGGTGGCACCGCCGGTGCGTGATCGTCTCGGAACGGCGCCCCGAGTACCGGACCCCGGAGATGATCGCCGCGGTTCCACACCGGAAGTGCCGGGACCGGATCGAAGCCGAAACCAACGAGGACGCTCGTCGACGCGCCGACCGACGAGGCTAGGCACGCTCTGTGTGCCCGTCTCGCACGGATCGGGATGCGAGAGGGCGGATAGGTGCCCAGGATGCTGAGAACGGCTCTGAGAACGGTTCTATGCTCCGTCCTGGTGAACATCGACCTCGACGCCGCGATGCTCGACGGACGAACCCTCCCCGCCATCCTCGCGGCCTATCGGCCCGCCTGGATGCGCGACGCACTCTGCAACGAGTACCCACGCGACCTGTTCTTCCCCGGACGCGGCGCCACCGGCACGAAGGCCAAGGCGGTCTGTTCGTCGTGCGCCGTGCGCGGCGAGTGCCTCGACTACGCGCTCGGCGACGCGGCGCTGTACGGCGTGTGGGGCGGTACCAGCGACCGGGAACGTCACCAGCTCCGAGGCCAGGCCGCCGCCTAGACCGTTGCCAATTGGCAACGCCTCAGGTGAACTGCGGTCGGTCGTTGAACCATGCCGCGCACTCTGCCGCCGCGACGATCGCAGCCTCCCTTGCCGCGGCGAATGCGTAGTGACAAGCGGCTGTCTCTGGACTGGTGCCCACGCGGTCCCAGATCCCGACGAGGTCGTGCGCAAAGTCGAGAACCCGCTCATGAAGATCGTCGCCGGCCGAGCCGCTGGCTACGAAAGGTCGCCAGGGAGAGACGTGATGAACCTTCTCGTTGATCGCGAGCTCGTATTTCTTGAACAGAGGAGATGACACCGGGGCCGCCAGGCCAATCTCTGCCCGATTCTGCCTCCACTCCTTCGTGTCCTTCACGAAGAACTCGTAGAGGCCGCGTGTGTGAAGAAGCGCAGAGTCCTGAGCGAGATTGTTGAGATGCAGCGGCCAGTCAGCCCGCCACTCGAATGCTCGCGAGCAGCTCCAGGTCGTCGCGCCGACAAGTAGGTACTTCAGGTCGTAGCCGAGATGAATCTCAACCCACTCGGAAGGCGATGGCCGCGCGCGTGGCACCGGACCGAGCCTACGGCGCGACGGAGCCCGCGACCCGAAGGACCGCGGGCTCCGTGCGCGATCGGACCTACGACGGTGGCTACAGCCACCCGCCAAGGGCTTCGTGCGCAGCCGCCACCCGATCGCGAAGCTCCCGGTAGCCGCTCACTGAAGAGACCATCTCGTAGACACCGTCGACGAACGAAGCGCCCTTACTGTCGAAGTCGAACACCGTCCGCGCCTCGTCGACGAGCTCTTCGCCGCGGTCGTCGATGATCTGATCGAAGCGCTTCGCTTCGGCTCCGAGGAGCTCGACCTCCGGAGTGATGGCAACGATCCGCTCGACGAGGGCGCGGATCTCGGCGCGCAGCTCGTCCGACACGATGCGCTCGACGTTGATCCAGGTGCGCGCACCGGTGGCCTTCTCTGTGGGCACTGTCTCATCTGAGACAGTGAGATCGCGCTCGGCTCGCTCTGCCTCGACCTCGGCGCGGATCTCGGCATCGCGGACGCTCTGGGGATCTTCGGCAGCGACGTACCAGCCCGGGGCCGTCGCCGGATCGAAGTCCTGCGACGCCGGCCCGAACATGCGCTGCACGTTCTCGGCGATGTCGTTCAGCTTCCACGCCGCGCCCCACGCACCCTTGTTGAACTCGTCCTCGTTGTCCGCGGTCAACACACCCGAGGCGCTCGCAGCCTGGGACGCGGCCAGCGCCGGGATCAACGCCTTCCAGGCGCGCTGCGCGAGCGCGTCGAGCGATGCTTCGATGTGGCCGAACTCGGAGATCACCGCCTCGAGCTCGGCGGTCTGGCCGCGTGTCGGGTGGTACAGCTCGATCGTCGGGTGATCGGTCGTGTTCAAGGTGGAACCTCCGGTGCTCAGAGCAAGAGATTCGCCTCGGGACGCTCACCCTCGACCAGGGAAAACGCTGGGTAGTACGCCGTTCAGGACGAAGCGGTTATGAGTCCCCTGCTCTGACCACTGAGCTACGGCCCCGAAGAATCTCTAGCATTCACGGCGCCTTTCGCCGCGTGTCGGTGACGGTAACTGATACCATGCCGCTTGTAAAGCAAGGGACTTCGACCCTCAGGACGCCCCG